TCCTGTAGCATCCTAGAGGCTAGTTTTTCTGCTAGGGCAAGCTCTTCTTTGGAGAAATCAGAAAGGTCGAGTTGGCGCCGCATAGTATGTTCCACACCCACTGTACCAGTATGAACGTTCTGCTTGGTATCTGTCCAGTATTGTCTTTGCCTGTTCTTCAACCAAAATATGCAGGCAGTAGTATCTGGTGGATAGATTTTAGTGTATGGTATTTTCACTACCTCACCGTCAACTATTCTGATGTCCACAGCTTTATGGGAATAACCCACTGCCTTATGGTAAAGTGCGTCTGCCACTTTAGCGTCAGCTTGTTCTTTGCCTCTGGATAGTGCTTCTCTAAACTCTGGATGAGTCTGTTTCCACTTATCAATGGTATATATTGAAACTCCGAATGCCGTGGCTAAATCGGCATCACGCAATCCTAGAAGGCAAAGATCATACGCCCTTTCTGGTATTGATTCATTCCACGGTTCTGCTACTGCTAAAGGTCTTCCTGATTTTCGATATGCCATGTGTATGAAACACTCCTTTCAAAATTGGCTTCTATTATAAACATTTTTTCGAGATGAAAATATTACAGGTAGATTGAAATAGTATATATCCTTAACCATATCCTGTCAATAAAAAGACTCTATTGTTTGACAAACTGGACGTTTGACAAATCAAATATGGTATGAGAGAATAGCATCAGACAGCGAAGCGAACACGTTACCGAGCACCTTGACAACCTAATCCTTAACACACAAACCAAAGGAGGAATGTGTACCATGAAAAAGTACGCAATCAGAATCAGTAGCCTCGGTGGGATTTTCATAGAGGAAGACGGCGGCCGGGAGTGGGGCGAATACGTCCTCCGGGTTGAGGCCACCGACGAGGCGGCGGTTTACGGAACCGCCGAGTACCGTGAGGCGCAGGACCTCGCGGAGAAGATGAGGGAGGGTGAAAGATGAAACATTATGAGTATACAAAGGCAGAAGGGTTCCGCACCTTCTGCTTTGGGGATGAGGCCATCTCTGAGGCGCTGGCTAACGGCGCTTCGGATGTGGTTGACTACGGTCTCGTGTATGTTTTTAGGGACCGATACGGGTTCCCCACATGGGTGTCCGAGGGTATGCTCCCCGGAATGTGGGGCGATCTTACGGAGGAGGCCTTCGAGGAGGTCTCCTCCAGCCTGGCGGTAGGGTAGAGAAGGAGGATAACTAACATGGAAGCCAGAATCATGATAAAGGATCCAAAAGAGGCGGAAAGGGTGTACCACGAGTTTGCTAGGTGGATGCTCTACTGCTGGGGCGATCCCAGCAAAGAAATCACCACCTACGGGCCCCTTTCAGTAGGGGTAGAGGTACTCGAAAAGGTCAGGGGAGAGGAACTCAACTCGGATATCGAAGTTAAGGAAGACATTTTTGGAAGGGTAACCCTTACCTGGAAGGGCACTTTCACCAACGGGCGCATGATTTCCATGAGCCTGTACCCTGAAGGCGGCGGATGCCTAAGGGCAAGAACGGGCACAGGAAAACCGTCAAGGTTCTTCTACAGTCTGCCCGCGCTCAGGAAGTATCTTCCTGAGTTGGTTAACTTTGAAGAGGAGGGCTAGATGATGGCTATAAGAAACTTTTGGATTAGGTCGGAAATTGAGGGTAGGAATACTTTGCTTGAGGGTGGTCCTAGAAGTAAAACTGGGGACATGGTCACGGATCTTTTCGTGAAAGAAAATGGTGCACCAAATAAGATACTTCGTATATCTTGCATTCCTCAGGAAGATGGGACGCTAAGAATACGGGTGTACAATGCGGACCATTGCACCATTTTCGATCATACGTATAATCCAAAGTAATTGAAGAAGGAGTTTTCTATCCTAGAAAGGATGATGTAGATATGAAACATTGGGAAAATGCTAAAATGGTGATCTTCGGCAGTAACCGTTGGCAAGAAATCAAGTATGCGGTAAACAAAGAGTATGGGGACCAGAGTTACACTTCCCCCTATGTGAGGTACAGGAATCAGAGAATATGGTTGGATGAGTTCATTACTAGCCCGCATGGGTTCAAGGAAGAATCGGACCTTTGCGGAATGGAGATTCATGCGGCAGCCTGTTCTTCGATGTTTACGGCGCACCTGATTCACCTCAGCAAGGACGGGGAATGCGCTAAGGTATTTTACTCTTTTTGCAAAGGATAGGAGGAGCAATAATGACTCTGGAAGAATTTGTAAATATGTACGGAATCACCTTGACAAAATGCAATACGGTAAACAGGAATCCCTATGTGCGGGGTAGTGAAAATACCATGTTCAATTACCGTATCACGATCCAATCAGGCGATTCCATTTTCTCTACATACTTTTCCACAGGCAACGGTTGGATTAGAAAGCCGGATATACTTGACATAATGGCAGCCTTGATCCGTTCCGCAGCCATGTGGGAAAGCATAACTTCACCTGAGGAATTTGCAAATACCTTAGGATTTGATTTGGAAAAAGATAAGGTGTATATTATGAGTACCTACAAAAATGTGGAAAAAGAGGTGCTCAACTTTAAGCAATTTTTAGGTATGAAACTATACCATGAAGCACTTACCCTAGAAATATAGGAGGAAAAGGCATGATACACAAAATCACCATAAATAATGTGGTATACCTGTATAAGGACATTGACGAGGTTATAAAGGCTATCCAGAAAGCAAAGGAGGAAAAAGAACATGCAGGTAAAGAAAATATTCACCTACACCATTGACGAACTGCCTATGGAAGTACAGAACAAGGTAATTGCTAACCGTATTCAGGAATTGGCTACAAACACAACAGATGTGGTACTGCCAGAACTATATGAGTTCCTGAACCACCAGTACATCCTACTCAAGGAAATAATCTGGAACAGAAGCAGTGGCATCCGTGCCTTTAATTGCGTGATATATGCGGGATGGTTCCCTGTTAATTCCTGGAATAAGGATGAATTCGACAAAGCACTGGAAGATAATTGCGTTGAATGGTACAAGGATCATATTTCTTTCTGGAACTATATTGGAGCGGAAAGGATGGCAGAACTGAAGAAGATCAGGGATATGGCGCTCCATGATAAATTTGAGGAACTCTATCTGGCTGGTAGATACAATCCTGAAAACGGTAAGATATATGGTGCGATGGTATGTAAATATGCACCAGAAGCCAACGTATCTGATGAAGAAAAAGAGATGGTTAGCCGAGTAATGGAATCTTTGCAGTTCTCGTTCCAGACATGGATAAGGCTAGTGGTAAGTTCTACAGAAGAATACTACCAGACTACCTTTTCTGATACATTCAATGTATCCAAAGCCTTCGACTATTTCAGGAACCTCGGTTCGGGATTTACAAAAGATGGTAAAATTGTGTGGAATCTTGCATTTGAACCATATCAGAATGGGAGGGTGTAGGATATGAAAATAAGGAAAATACGAGTATACGGATACAATGAATTGGACGCCAATATCCAGAGAAAGGCACTTGCTGAATACAAGGTAGAGCTTCCCGAGGAATGGGATGAGCATTTTTATGCAGAGGTACGGTTGTTTCTTAAACTTCAGGGAATAACATTTATTGGCTTTGAACATTCTGATTTTGCGTATCCTTGCAAGGATGATGGTGCTAGAATTACTTGTATCCTCAAGGATACAGATATTCCTCAAGCAGTTGGTAGCTGGCATGAAGAATGGTTTGAAAAAACGGTAGAGAAAGATTGCCGTACTTTTCGAGGGTTTGGATCATTCTGGCACCATCTTGAACAAACATGTCCAGATTTGGTTTATAGGATACTTTCATACGTAGAACACCCATTTCCAAATGTGGAATATACTAAGGTTGAATATCTAGGAAAGTTGGATATTCATATTTCCGGCTCCACTAATATATACTGCCATGAAAACACCCTATTTCCTTCAACGGATATCGGTGAAGGTATTCTTGTACCTGTATCTGATGAGGTAATGAATGCTATTCAGAAAGATATTTCCTTGTTAGAGGAACGGCTAACTCATTATATAAAAATGCTTTCTAGGTATGCCTTTCTAAAACTTAGGGATTTTTACGAGGAGCTAACGGATGAAAAGGAAATTATTGAAGGGCTTGTAAGATTAGGCGAAGTGTTTTCCAGAAATGGTGTGTATATTGCTGATGAAGTAATGAAGCCAGACACAACTGGCGTTTGACATAACAAAAAAGGTATGATATTATTACACTATGAAATAAAATAGTACCATACCTTGCTCTTGTACCTTATCAATATGAAGGGGGGGACTAAAGATGGAACAAAAGTATATGGATGTTCAGATATGGCTGTATGATGTATGGGGCAACAAAAAAGAGGGATATGAAATCAATAATCAATGGGAACACGATTCCCCTTTAACAATGGACGAGGAAACATGGACTACGGATAAACTACTTAAAAAGGTTATAAAGAAATACTTGCTAAAACCTACCGTAAGATTGTCCAATATCACATTTATGGCAAATGGAGAGGATTATGTAGAATTTGAAATAGGTGGTATACCTTGTGGCAGACTTGAGGTAGTAAAAAGATACGGAATAAAGGAGGGGTTAAAATGAAATTTGAAGTACGGCATTACGACACCTGGGGGAACGCTAAAGATGGATGGGAAGTAAATGATTCCTTCGTTATCCATCAGGCAGAAATTCAGGAAGTGGAAGAAGAAGAGGTAATAAGATATTGCCTCAAGGAATTTTTTCCATCCAACGTAGTTACGGAAGAAAATTTCGGGGCAGACAATACATACTATCGCACCATTTACGTTGATCTGCTAACAGGAAAGCCTTACGGTGAGATTACTATTTTTAAGGAAAGGCGGTAAAGTAATGAAGAAATACACGGTAAACGAACTTCGGCGTACCTTCATAGCGCAGGGAGATCAGCATTTTTCCATGCGCAACATGAAGGCCAGAGGAGAAACCATCCGCTGGAGTTACGCGGTGAGAATGAATGAGAACGGGGACCAGTTCCTCGTTAGGTATTCAGGAAAGCTAGGATTTGCGGTATGGTACATTTCAGAATCGGGGGATGGGAAACTGCACATGAATCCACTTCCAGATTGGCATCCGTACTACCACAAGTTGAAGAAGGAATACGAACTCAAGGGAATGCTCAATAGGAACCAGAAACTCATCTAAAATCCAAAGGAGGGCATTAAACCATGACATTCATGGAGCTGCCTGCAAAGTTCTATCGAACCAGACCCATCGTAGCAAGAGAAAAAGGTGTACCAATATACTTCAAAGCCGCAATCCTTAGGGAAACTGCAAAAGCAGTCTACCTATACGGGTACGGGGAAATCGACCCTGAAGTTCGTTGTTCCAAATGCGGAAGAGCACTTACCCACCCCGGTTCTAAACTCATTGGGATTGGTCCCGAGTGTCTTAAGGACTGGGGCTTGCGTGACCTTGTTCTTGAAGCCCTTTCGCCAGAGCAGATCGAGATGGCAAAGGAAGTTACGAGAAGCAAGGTAGTTGATTCTTGGTTCCCTAAATCGGTGCTAATAGCATACGAGGACGCGGGAACTGTTCAGGTGCCTTCTACTCACAAATCCTACGAAGGCAAGCGGGAACCTCAGAAAAGTGTCGCCACACTAATTGCTGGCGATATGATGAAACTAACTTTTGAACCTACGGGAGATTTGCTTGGTAAAGTGAAATCTCTTCCAAACCGTTCTTTCATAAGCAAGGAAACCGAAAAGTATTGGATTGCTTCTGCTTCGCCTGCCTCTATCAAACAGGTAAAAGAATGGGGTTTCTCTATTGATGAAGGGCTGATGAACATCATGTCAAGGATAGAGAAATCTGTCCATGATATGAAGGAAGCTAATGTAGAAGGGTTGAAGAAAAAGCTGTACCCTTTCCAAGCACAGGGAGTCGCTTTTTTGGAACATCGTAATGGTAAAGCAATCATAGGTGACGATATGGGACTAGGTAAAACGATACAAGCCCTTGCCTACATTCATGCCCATCCTGAACTGAGGCCTACTATTGTTATTTCACCAGCAGTGGTAAAATATAATTGGCTGAAAGAAGTAAAAGGATGCCTTTCTGATGATAGAAAGGCAGTTGTACTTGAAGGCAAGAAGGCGTATCAATTAGACAACCCTGACATAATCATCCTTAATTATGATATAGTGGCAGGGTGGCAAGAATACCTTGCAAGCCTTAGTCCTAAGGTACTGGTACTGGATGAATGTCAGGCAATAATGAACAATACTACTATCCGTACCAAAGCTGTAAAAGCATTGGCAAAAAGGATCCCTCATATTATTCCTATGTCAGGAACACCTGTAATCAATCGTCCTAAGGAGCTATACAATGCTATACGTATGGTGGAACCTACCCTCTTTCCTAATTTCATACACTTTGCCAATCGGTACTGCGATGCCAAGCACAATGGATTCGGTTGGGATTACAATGGTGCTTCTAATCTTGAAGAACTATACGAAAAACTTCAAGGAATCATGATCCGTAGAAGGAAAGAAGAAGTCCTGACAGAACTGCCTCCTAAGCAGAGAGCAGTTATCCCTGTAGCCTTGTCTAATGAGAAGGAATATCGAAAGGTAGAAAAAGATTTTATCGGCTGGGTTACTGAAAATAAAGGTGCATTGGCGGCGGCTAAGGCTTCCAATGCGGAAGCACTTGCCCAGATTTCTGCTCTTAGGTTTATGGCGGCTAAGGGCGCATTAAAGGGCGCGATTGAATGGATTAAAGATTTCCTGAACGATACTACCCACAAACTTGTGGTATTCGCTGTACATAAGGAAATCATATCAGCCATTATGGATGAATTCAATACAGGTATTGCGGTAAAAATAGACGGGTCTGTATCAGCACGGAAAAGGTCAGAAATTGTGGATAAATTTCAGAATGACCCTTCCGTAAGATTGTTCGTAGGTAATATTAAGGCGGCTGGAGTAGGTATTACACTTACTGCTTCCCATAATGTAGTTTTCCTTGAACTGCCTTGGACACCTGGGCTCCTCGATCAGGCGGAGGACAGGTGCAATCGTATTGGACAAAAGAATGCTGTCAACATTTGGTATCTTCTTCCCAGAGGTACGATTGAAGAAAGGTTGGCAGAAATGATAGATGAAAAGAGAAAGGTGATTACTGCGGTACTGGATGGTGAAGATGTTCCTGAAGGCTCTATGCTTACCGCGATGCTGAATTCCTATGTGGAGTAGGAAGAATGATTATCGTGGGAGTGACGTGGGGAGATAGAGTCTACATGGAAATGGTATGTGATTGTAGATATTGCTCTTCCCACAAGTATAAACGCAAGGCGATATTTGTTGGTGATACGTTTGAAGAATGTGTCTTCCGTGCTAAAAAAGCGGATTGGTTGGTGTTACGTTCTGATAGGCGTTGTTACTGCCCACACCATCACAAGTACAGCAGAAAATCCTAAAGGAGGGAATAATTATGACAGATACCGCTACCTACAAGAAGTACCAGAACTTTCTAAGGAAATTAGCTTGGTCGTACAATAAAACCTCTGGAGTAGATTTTGAAGAACTTTTTTCTGAGGCTACGGTTGGCTATACAGTTGCCTTGAATACATACAAAGCGGATAAAAACGTACCATTGATAAATTGGATTGCCTTGTGCGTAAAATCCAAACTGAACAATTACCTGTATCATCAGAAAAAGGTTCCATGTACTTTTTTCGATGAAGAAATGGAAGATACTATACCATCACCTGAATCGGTAGATGCTAAAGAAGAATGGGAAGAAAAGATGGATCGTATGAGTCCTTCTGCCAAAATCGTATATGATATGATTATAGAGGCACAAGAAGAATATGGTAGCATGAGCGGTAGAGTAGTTCGTGGTAAATTGCGCCACATCCTCAGAGAGAAAGGTTGGACACACGAAAGAATTTGGAATACGATAAACGAACTGAAAGCCCTAATGCAGGAGGATTGCCGTGAATATAATCCAATTGTATAAGGATTTTAACGTACCATTTGCTACTGAAGGGCATAAACATTGTAGGGAAGGGTGGGTCAATACGACCTGCCCTTTTTGCACTGGTAATCCAGGAATGCACTTGGGATACAATATGGCGGATAATTACTATGTCTGTTGGAGATGCGGTTGGAAAGCGACCCATAAAGCTCTAGCACTACTTATACACGTATCAGAGAAAGAAGCAAAGGAAATAGCAAGGAAATACGGAGGTAAGAGTCATGTAAAATCTACTGTAACAGTAAGAGTCGGTCAGAAAAAATTCAGACTGCCTCCTTCTACCGCACCAATGAACGATCGTCATAAAAGATACCTTACCAAAAGAAAGTTTGATCCAGAGGTAATCGAAAAGATATGGGATGTACAAGGCACAGGTCCTATCAGTCTTATGGATGGAATATCATTCTCCCACAGATTAGTTATTCCCATCTATTGGGAAAATCGTATCGTGTCTTTTCAGACGAGGGATATTACTGCCAAGCATTCCCTCCGCTATATAACGTGTCCAGAACAAAGAGAGAGAATAAAGCACAAACACATCTTTTACAAGCGATCCATCTATTGGGAAAATCGTATTGTGTCTTTTCAGACGAGGGATATTACTGCCAAGCATTCCCTCCGCTATATAACGTGTCCAGAACAAAGAGAGAGAATAAAGCACAAACACATCTTTTACCAAGCGATACCAACTAAGGATTCTGATGCTTGCATTTGCGTGGAGGGTGTCACAGACGCATGGAGATTTGGGTACGGTGCTATTGCTACTTTTGGGATAAAATACACTAAATATCAGGTAAGGGAAATAAGCAAAAGGTTCAAGAAAGTATTTGTGGTGTTCGATGATGATCCGCAGGCAATAAAACAATCGGAAAAATTGACTGCGGAACTTATACTTAGAGGCGTGGATGCCTATTCTATAAAAATACAAGGCGACCCCGGTGATATGGCACAAACTGACGCGGATGCCTTGAAGAAAGAATTGCTAGGTTGGGTTTAGGGAGAAGGCAGTACCTTGCCTTCTTTTTACCCATATTCGCTTGTGAAAAATATAGCTGATTAATATATTCTACTTTTTTCTTTCCATCATCTGAAGGAAAAGAATTACCTGTGTATTATATATCGGATAGATGTAAACGAGAAGTATAACCTTGGCTCTAGAATCGCTCAGGATCACTAGGTAGCAAAAAAGAC